TATTAGAGAAGAACTTTCTGAAATGAAAGCTCCCGCTCCTATGCAGACTGAAGCTACAGTACCTGCACCTAAGCCATTACAATTCTCAGGAGGAAATCCTCTTATGGAAGCCCTTAATATGACTAGCCGTTCTATGACTTCGGAAGATTACCGCAGCATGGGAACAGCAACAGCCAACATGGCTGAGATGTTTGATAGAAGTGCATTTATGCCTAAACAAACTTTCAAACCAGTCTCTGAAGATCCTAGAGCAGTAGCCCAAGCTGTAGCAGCAGCTCCGAAAGTAGGACTAGATCTATCTCAGTTAGGCTTTGTTAATAAAGCAGCAGCAATTGTAAAGCAAGCAGATAAGAAGAAAGATCCATATGGCGTATAACGTACAGAGAATTAACCCATTAGACCTTCAGCCTAGGAAAGCTGTAGGGGTTGCTTTACCTTTCCAAGGTAGAGCTGTTTTTAATTCTACGTATACCACCAAAGACGCTACTAAGGCTAATCTTATTAACTTCTTTCTTACCGGACAGAATGAAAGAGTTTTCAATGTAGATTTTGGAGCAGGTCTTCGAAATTTTGTATTTGAAGCTATTACCCAAGATAGCGTTGAAGAGATCACAGAACGTATAGAGAACTCACTAAAACTATACTTTCCTCAAGTTCAGGTTAATACTTTAAAACTTACACCAGAACCGGACCAAAACTTAATCTCTTTTGAATTAAAATACTCTGTTAGAGAAACCAACATTACAGATGAGATTGTAATTAACTTTGAGCAATAATGGCACAGGAAAGAGATATAAAATATGTAGGAAAGTCTTTTAGCGATTTTCGTCAACAGTTAGTAGACTACGCTAAAAACTACTTCCCAGACACCTACAACGACTTCTCCCCAACATCACCGGGTATGATGTTTATGGAGATGGCAGCTTACGTAGGAGATGTACTCTCATTCTATCAAGACGTACAGCTTCAAGAAACCTTCCTACAGTACGCTAAAGAACCAGGTAATCTGTATACATTAGCTTACATGATGGGTTACCGTCCTAAAATAAGCACAGCTGCAACAGTAGACTTAGATGTCTACCAAAGAGTACCCTCTAAACTAGTAAGCGGACAATGGGTACCAGATTATGATTATGCAGTCACTATTAGTGAAAATTCACAACTACAATCTACTACTAATCCTCCTGTAAAGTTTCTTATAGGTAATAAGATTAATTTTACCTTCTCAAGCTCTTACGATCCTACAGATGTATCAGTTTATGCAGATGACGGGGTTAAACCTACCTTATTCCTGTTAAAGAAAAAAACTAAAGCTATTTCTGCCGAGGTAAAAACTACCACAATCACAGTAACAGCTCCGGAAAAATTTAAAACTATTGTAGTAGAGGATACCGATATACTAGGTGTATTAGACATTACAGATGCAAGTAGTAATAAATGGTACGAAGTACCTTACCTAGCACAAGACAGTATCTTCTTAGATCAGTCAAATAATGCAGCAGATTCTAGCTTAGTACCTTATACCCTACAGCTTCAAAAGGTACCTAGAAGATTCGTATCAAGATTCAACTCAGCAGGTAATTTAGAAATTCAATTTGGAGCAGGAACAGTAGGAGGATCTGATACCGTATTTACACCGGATCCTACTAATGTGGGCTTAGGGGATCAGATTATAGGGGTATCTAAAATAGACATAGCCTACGATCCTTCAAACTTTATGTTTACAGGAACATACGGTCTAGCACCCACTAATACAGTATTAACAATTCGTTACCTAGCCGGCGGAGGAGTTGAAGCAAACGTACCTTCTGACACCGTAACTACCGTCCTATCATCTACTAGAACCGCTACCGTAGCAGGATATGAAAACACAGTAGCGTTCAATAACCCCACCGCCGCAGTTGGAGGAAAAGATGGAGATACTTCTGACGAGTTACGTGAAAATAGTTTAAAAGCTTATGCAGAACAGCTAAGAGCTGTAACAAAAGAAGATTACATAATTCGTACTCTATCACTACCTTCTAAGTTTGGATCTGTAGCAAAAGCTTACGTGACACAAGATCAACTAAGCTCTACTAAATCAACCACAGACAATATAGTAGATAGCAACCCTCTATCCCTATCTCTATATGTACTAGCTTACGATAGTAATAAGAAGCTCACCACAGCTTCTAATACTTTACGGTCTAACCTAAAAACATACCTCTCCCAGTATAGACTAATAACAGACGCTATCAATATTAAAGATGCATTTGTAGTTAATATCGGGGTAAAGTACGATATTTTAGTGTTGCCTAACTACACAGGTAGAGATGTTCTTCTAGCATGTACTCAAGCTTTAAAAGAACACTTCACAGTGGAAAAATGGTCAATTAATCAGCCTGTGAATCTTTCTACTCTCTACACCTTACTTGATAGAGTTAAAGGAGTTCAAACAGTTCAAAATATTGAAGTAGAAAATAAAACAGGAGGCGCTTACTCCCAGTATGCATACGATATAAAAGGAGCTACTAAAAACAACATCGTATACCCCTCTTACGACCCTTGTATCTTTGAAGTAAAGTTTCCAGATACAGATATCATCGGTCGCGTAACTTCACTATAAGGTATTTATTATAAACTATGGCTATATACAGAATTTTTCCTGATAAAACTGCAACTATCTATTCCAGATACCCGCTCTTCAGTACAGGCCTAGATGAGATTATGGAAGTAGACTCTTACTACGTAGGTAGCACCGGATACGTAGCGAGAGCTCTAGTAGCATTTAATACTGAAGAGCAAAAAAACCTTATTCAGGGTGAAATTTCTGCCTCTCTAGCAGCTAAGGGTTTAAATCTTCTAAATTTTTCCGCATCTTTAAAAGCTTATCTAGCAGACGGAACAGAGGCTCCAACAGAGTACACCGTAGAAGCATTACCACTGTATGACGACTGGTCTAGAGGCACAGGTAAGTTTGGAGATATACCGTATCCAACAGACGGAGTAAACTGGGTCTATGCGAATCCTTCAGAATACTGGACAAGCCCACCCGCCCTCAACACAACAGCATCCTACTCAGCTAGCGCAGACGTTGTAGGTGGCACTTGGTATACCGGATCCGGAGGTATTAACGTTCAACACTCTCAATTTCATAGTGTTAACTCTACCCATGATCTGGATATAGACGTAACCAAGTCTGTGAAGCTACATTATTCTCACTCCATAGGACAGACTCTATACGGAGTTGCAAATAATGGCTTTATACTAAAACTTACAGGTAGCTTAGAGTTTCAAACTACTAGAAACACCTTCTTAAAGTATTACTCAGTAAACACTCACACCATTTACCCGCCATGCCTGGAGTTTAAATGGGACGACTACAGTCGTAGTACTTCCCTAACGGAAGTTACAAGCGATAATATCGTGCTTACAATTAACAATAATAAGGGAAGCTATACAGATGAAGGTAAGCAGCGATTTAGGTTAAATGTTAGACCTAAGTACCCTACTAGAACATTTGTTACAAGTTCTACCTACCTAACTAACTACGTACTTCCAACTACTTCATACTGGGGATTAAGAGACGAAAACACAGAAGAAATGGTAGTGGATTTTGATACAAACTATACTAAGATTAGTGCGGACAGTACCGGTAATTACTTTGACGTCTATATGAGCGGCATACAACCAGAGCGTCACTACCGACTCTTAGTTAAAACAGAGATCGACGGTACTACCGCCGTACACGATGGAGGTAATATCTTTAAAGTTGTACGAAATGGCTGAAGAAGTTAAACTACAGAAGACAGTTTATGACCCGGTTAAGTTTAGAAGAGTTGTAGATACTTCCTTCAAAACATTCGCACAACCAGCACCTGCTGTTGATACAGATACCGTAGAGGAGCTTTTTAGACTTTACAATAAACTATACTTGCGCATACCGATAGAAGGAGACATAAACTCCCACCAGTATCTAGTAACTGAAAGCTCTAGACTCTACTCACAGCAAGTACAATCAGTAGATGTACAACCTCTCCTTGACGAGATTACACAACTCAGACAACAACTTCTTTCAGCAAATCAGGAAATATTAGCACTTTCAGTACAACAGGGTAAATAATGGCTACAGTTCAATACAACGTAATTCCAGCTAACACTGCAGATCTAGGAGTTGAAACTTATTCAACTTCTGATACTACATTAGTGAATTCTTT